TCTATGTTTTCTCAACCCATGAGTTTCGTTTTTATTAGTGATGAGTTCCTGTTTATAACATCCACAGCTCTTAACTCTACCACTTCTTAAATCAGATGAAGTTATTATCTTTTCAGTTCCACAGTCGCATTTACATAGATAAGCTTTATGCGTTCGTTTAATACCAACATATTTAATAACTTTTAATCTTCCATATCTCCGACCGGTTAAATCTAATGTTTTTGCCAATTTTAATCACCTGCCTTGTTAACAAGGGGGAACTAAAGAGTTCCCCCCCCCTGTATTCAATTATTCAAGTTCAAATACATCTGTTATTTCAAACTCGTCATAACCTTTACTATTTTTACTGTACTTCAAGCCATACTCAAGCCGCCCATCAATTGCTTCATGAATGTCCATCAACAGTTGGCCATACTGTGTAAAGTTCTCAAATTGTACTTCTAAGCCACTATCTAAACTTCTTAAGAATTCATTTACCTTGTGAAGTCCAAATCCCATGTCTACTACTTGATTCCAGAATATATATTGATTTTCATATTCGCCTTCCAAAATCCTGAACCAGAATGTTACCATAGGTCTGCCTGTTTTGGATTGTCTCAACTCTATTTTCTCTATTTTTACTTCATATCTTCCTTCTGGAACTTCCTTGTAATCAATTTTATTTTCTGCCACTTCCTTTACATCTTTCTTTAAACCCTCTGTGTCCACCATTTGGTCAAATTTAGCCCATATATCCATACTCATTATTCATTCCTCCTTGTTCTTTTATTTTCTTCTGAAGCTTGCTGAGCTTCTTCTAAAGCTTTTATAAATTCATCTTTATTTAGCTGAACCTTGTCTACCTTGAAATTAAACCTTCCCCCACCAAAGATATTTTCCTTTTTACCAAGCTGAATGTATCTGTCTTGTCCATCCATGAAAACCCTTGCAGTTAAGTCCACTGTACCAGCTAGGATATTGGCAACTTTATCATTAATGTTTGGTCTAACTGTTGTTAATTTAGCACCCCCTTTTAGAGTAATTTCTGATTCAATCTCTTTGCTGATGTAAATTATCTGATAACCTAGGTTTTTTAATCTCTTTATGGTACTTAGATATTCTGTACGCACCATATCCCAACCTTTACCATAACCAGCGTCTTGTTCATGTTCTATACCTAATTTGTCATACATGTATAATCTACAATGCTCGTACAAGTCCTCTACTAAGTCAATGCATATTCTTTTAAAATCATTCTGTTTTTTCTCTAACTCAGCAACTACATCTAAAAACACCTCCCAAGCAAATTTTCTTGTTGTAAGTCTACCCTGCACTGTAATCTCATCTTTAATAGTGATTACAGGTGAGGTTGTATTGTCTATGTTTCCATCTGTGTTTATAAACAGAAGGTCATCGAACTGGTCTATAAAGGTGGATTTACCCACATAACTATCTCCATAAATCCACATGTCCGGATTTCTATCTATTTTTCTTTCTCGCCTTTTATTTTCAGGTAAAATCATGTAATCATCTCCTTTTATACATAATTCTTCATATTCACACCAGTTACATAAATTAGTAATGTTTTTAGGGTATTCTATAGCTTGTTCAATTTCTTGAATACTGTTAAAAAATTCTTCTACTTTAGATTCATCATAATAAATCTCTACTAGTTGAATTTCTGATTCTTCTACTGTTTTAATAAGTCGTTTTCTAAACTGATATAAATCTTCGTCCTTTGTTTGTCTAATAAATACTTTTGGTATGAATATGAAACCTAATCTATTAACCTTAAAACCTTCTTGCTCTAAAAAATACTTGTATAAGTGTAATTGACTAGAGTTCATGTAATTATCAACATTGTTACTATATTTAAAGTCGAATATATCCACTGTTCCATCAGAGTTTTGAGTAATTAAGTCTACTATTCCAACAAATTCCGGAGTTTCTATTGTATATTCTTGGTGTAGTATATTGGTATCTTTTAATAGCTCTTTAATTTTAGGTATGAGTATTTCAAATTTAATCATTTCATTGATGTGTAGGTCGTTTAAAACAGGGTATTGTGATTTATAAAATTCTAGTGCTTCTTGTAAGTCTTTCTCTGCCCCTGTGTGAATAGTATTTCCGCATATGAGTGGATTCCAAGGGTCTATATTCGGTATGGTTTTTAATTCGTCTATATATCTTAATTTGAATTTGTAAGGACATTGTTTGAAACACTCTACTCTTGAATGACTATATTGAATTTTTTATCACCTCCTCAGTAGGTCTAGTATCAATAGCTTAAATCTTTCAAAGTCCTTTGGATATAAGATAATACCAACTCCATTTGATTCATTAATCTTTTTTATATTGTATTTTTGTAATTCAGTAGGCTTTCCACTACTACCTTTAATCTCTATTGCCACAAATCTCCCATTAACACATGCTAATATGTCTGGAATACCAGCTTTTTGATAACCACCTCCCCATACTTTCGTAAACCAAATGTTATAGGATTTTAGGAATTCCTTTATTTTATTTTCAAATTGCTTTTCAGTCATATTGTTACTCCTAATCTGTATAAATTACAATGTAATCTCCTTCTGTTCTATATCCAAAGCATAAATTTCCTTTATCACATATTAAAGCCAGTTCTAGCTCACTTAAATTTTCTGGATTCTCTAAAACTCTATAATAAGTAGTTCCATATCTACATTTCACAGGTCTAACCTTTGCTTTATCTTTTATTTCTTGATATATTTCTTTATTTATTTTAAATTTTTCTTCTGGATAATCTGAAAATGCCCAGCCAGAATATATTTTTCTTTCTAGCATTTTTCATCCTCCTTAAATAACTTATCAGTGAAGTCCTTCCTTAATTTCAAAGTGTCGAATATCTTACCTTCTATTGATTTTTCAACTATTAAGTAGTAATAGAAGCATGTCCTACTCTGGCCTATCCTGTGAATCCTTTTCTTTGATTGCTCGAATAATTCACTGCTTAACGGTAGTGTAAAATATATTATTTTATTGGATTTTTGTAGGTTTAAACCGTGTGCTCCCGCTTGGTATTGGGCTAGGGTAACTGTGTTAGATTTATTCTCGTAATTTTCTAAGTCTTTAATAGAACCATTTACAGTACTTGTAGGTTTATTGAGTTTCTCACACAGTTCTTTAATTAGTTTGTATTCTTCATTGAAATTGTAAAATATAACTACTCTATCCTCTGTTGACTCTAGTAAGTCTTTTAATGCTTCTAACTTGTGTTTATTGTATTGACCACACAGTTGCCTTTCATATAACATTCTGGTTAATGTGGTGTCTCCTACTAGCTCTTTATCATTGATTTTAACTATCCTGTGTTTTCTAAATCGTTTATACTCTGGCGTATTCTTAATTTTAACTTCATTATGAATCTGTTCTGGAAGGTCAAATACTTCATCTGCTTTCATAAATACTGCCCCATGCTCTCTTAGTTTTCTTTTAAGTCTATCTACATTTTTATAGCCAACTACTATTTTTATTGGGAATCCTCCTATGTCTTGTGTTACAGTTATGATGTAATGGTTCCAATACGTTGTTTTATTAATATTCCAGCCAAGCAATCTACATTGAGTCCATAATTCTTCATATTTTCCTCCTGTAGGGGTACCCGATAAGAGGATTACATTTTTTGGTTTTAGATTCTTTAATATGAATTTGGTTCTCTTAGCTTTATCGTTCTTAATCATTGATGATTCATCTAATATTAGTGTGAAATCTTCTAATTCAGCTAATTCTGGCCTTCTCCAAACTAAGTCATAATTGATTATGATTACTGAATTATCTGGTATAGGTACTGGCTTGTTATAAACAATAATGTTATAATTGGGGTAGTAAGTTTTCATATGTTCAACCCAATCATCAATCTTGGATTTTTGGCAGATAATAAGATTATGATTGGTGTTGAGTTCTTTCATTTTTTCCGAACCGACAAAAGTTTTTCCAAGGCCATTTAACCCATATCAAGGAAATATCCTACACGATTAAACCCTTTGGTATCATTTAATGCCTTTTCTTGGTGTGGATATAACTTGATATGCATTGGCACCACCTACCTTTCTTTCTCCTTCCACCCACTCAACGATGATATGTTTTACCCTATACCATGTTGTACAACACTTTGAGCATTCGTATTTATCAGTACTTGGATTCGTGCTAAGTTGTTTTAATTTTTCACCACAGTTTAAGCAATGATAACCGTTCATTTTTCCTTTCCCTCACTTTCTCACCCCTAATAACTAATCTAACCAAGTGAGTTGCTCTTGAGTGTTTGAAGTAT